TGCAAATATTGCAACAAGTGGAAAAATCAATGGCACAACATTATCGGTACTGTCACGCGAAAAGGAAATGGACAAGAAAAAGGAAGACAGTGATTAAGATACTCGATTTCTGAACTTTTTCTGAATTATAGAAACAATATGTTTTCCTTTTATCCATTCACTTTCCCATATAGACACTCATTTGGTAGAGCGCGTATCCAGCAGTATTTTTGCAAGACCTTTTATATCGTAATTTTACGAAATATTATAACGTTTCTTTGTTCTCGGCTTTCTGCCTTTTCTTCGTTTTGTTTTTCCTCCAAATTTAGAATCATCTTCACAGAATTTAACACATTCATATTCATATGGATCTTTGATATTAGAATATTTTTTACACCCGATATATTCAATTTTTTCAGGAGCATTACATAAAGCAATTTCAACATGATCTAAATTACCACTCATACCCCAATCTAAATAATATCCATCAGATTCTAAACAAAACGGATACAATTCGTCGTAGTCATAATGTGACATATTTTCCGTAATATCTTTAAGAATTAAATCCTTTGCTACAACATATTTTTTAATTATTCCTTGTGATTTATTAATCGCATAACCAATTGCAGTGTTTTCATTTGGAGATAAATATAATATTCTACCATCGCTTTTATGACCACCTTGACCTATATATATATATTTACTTAAACAACTATTATATCTACCTCCAGAATAAAGAATTGTTCCTTTAGTTAAAATTATATCCGAATAATTCGATATATTCATAATAAACAAATATATTTTATAAAAATTACATTGATTCTTGTTATTTTAAATAATTCAGATATATATATATACAAAATGCTTCCAAAGTCTAGGTCTAAACGAACAAGAGAAAGTGTGAAAAGTTTAGAAAAACGACAGAAAGTTCAAGTCCAAGACTTAATTGAGGTCCAAGAAGACTTTGCCATTTTGTTAGAGGGCTTTCCTTTGTTGTCAAAATTCACAAATCCAGAATGCTTCCAAACAATTGAATTCTTTTCCAATATAAACCGTTTAGCTGGAGCCGATAACAATACTGATGAGGATAAAGACAATATATTGGTATTCCATATCGAAATTAGTGAAAACGAAGAAGTGTGCTCTGTCACTATAACCCCCCAATTTCAAGACGAGATCGCAAAAACATCTTACGAAGAAAATAGACAACTTTATGGAATTCTTCAACAATATATACATCATCAACTGTTACAAAGTGGAATTATATGGGAGTTGAGAGACTTAAAATCTATACCACAGTTTGATCTTTGGATTATACCACGTCAATACAATAATATTGAAGAACTGGCATTCGATTTTGCACACACGAGCTTTCATACAGACACATCATTATTTAATATGATTAATTATATAAGCACAAATAACGACCCTGTTCTTGGAACAGAAATATTATTTACAGATCACGTTCATCATTCAAATAATATTACCGGAGTTTACACTGATCCAACGATATATGATGAAAAAACATATGGCAAAATAGCCTTAATTCAAAACCAAATAAGCGAATTATATACTGGACATTCACCCCCTGCTACAACTTTGAGAGGATTATATAATTCGGGAAGTACGATGGCGTGGTGTGATATGTTGGTTATGCACTCGCAACCCAAACTAAAGGAAACTTTCGAAGACAATATTCTTACTGTGTCATTTGTTGCGTCAGATGAAGAAAAACGAGTGAGTGTATGTGTTGACAGAATCAAAGCAACTGTTGATCATTATAAACATAGAAATGTTATAATTATGGGTATTGCTAAGACTGGAAGCGATTTTGGATTAATTTATGAAGCGGGTGCAGGAGAATCGTTTACACTGCAGTTTGTAAGACAACCAATAGATATACCGACAGTCAATTTTTCAATGGATGCATATGGTGCCTTTTTAAGAAACTTGTCCACGAACCATTGTCACATATTTTCTGATAAAACAATCGAAAGAAAAATCCGAAAATTTGGTGGAACTCGTAAATACAAAAAACAAAAACGCAGATCTCAATTTCGCTATTTCAGACGACGGTCACCTATTTAAAACGGTCGCCTATTTAGAACTCCGAAATATCGAAATAAATATACCAAAAAACCTAAAAAATTGAAACAAAATTTAAAATATATAAGATTATAACTTGTCAATATCAATGAAGTTTATACTAAATATTGAACACGGATATTCAAACTGTTACCCCAAAGAACAGAATGATTCCAATTGTTTCAAACTTAAATTTGATACAATTGAAAAAGTTTCTGAATACGTGAATGATCTTTACGAGAAAACGAAAGAATATTGCAACACACCACCTTGTCTAGACTTAGACAAAGGTAATATACTTGGGTTTGTGATGTATACATACGACTTCATTCCAATAGATAAGCGGGCAACAAGAGAAGACATTATCCAATTATTGCGAGACGAAAAGGATTACGATAATATACCAGTAAAAGATATTGAAATGTATTCCATTTCGGTATGGTTAAAGATAAACTAAAATATAGTGTAATTTTAACATAAACAGATAAAATTATAATTATTAATGAATAAAAAATTAGCAAGTTATTTAGTAGGTTATGGCAGTTGGTGTGGTCTGGGATTTTATCGTGGAATAAAAAAATATAATCATAGTTGTAAGAAAGATTATTTGTATACAAATTCGGTCTTTAGTGGATTGCTTGGAACCATAATTTATGCAAATCCTGCATTTATACCATTATTACTATACAAAGAACTATATCGCGTAGAAGTTAATTTAAGAAAATTGGATAAAAAAGACACTTATTATGATGTAATGTAGAAATTCTCGTAGCTCATTACAAGTCGGCGATTCTGTTCGTGTTGATCCATCACATTTTTTTGTAATATGATGATTCTTTCTTCTGCTTCTTCCAGTAGTTTTGTTAATCGTTTGACCTCTTCTTTTAAATTCAGAGTATCATCCCTGTGCAATCCGTGTTTTTTGATGAAATCCCACATATTTATAGACCCCATTGAAGAATTGCAAAGGGCGCATATTGGCAATAGATTATCCAATGTCATATCACCACCATTTTTTTCGCTGGTGATATGACCGCAATGAAAATTCATCTGAGTTATTTCTGTTATTTTACAGCATTGACAATTACCCGATCCAAATCTTTCGCCAATATATTTATTCCATACCAATTGTCGGATCTTTTTGGGTATTGCTTTTTTCATTTTATTTTATATTTGAAGTATTATTTTTATATTATAAATTCACCAAAACATCCTTTGATATATTCTTGATGATGCGTTTCGTGTTTACCAATTCGTTATCTCCTCCAACACATTCTTTCACCAAATGTAGATATTCGTTATTTTCACAGCTTTTGATATCACCATAATTTGGATACTGTGTCTTCCATTCTTTTATGTTTGACATATTCTTTCTTGCAACTATTTTTACCATTTTATCCACCTTTTTATTTTCATCCTTTTCCCAGTCTTGATCTTTCACATAAAGAGTTTCGCGTTTCAGATCACTACAATGAATAGGTCTACTATAAATATCCAGTGTTTTTAGTTTTGATAATATAATTGAACTAATGCCTTCCACATAACCAAGTTTTCCCACTTTTTCCAAGTCTGTTAAAGACGGTTGTATGGATTCTACAAAATCTGTCAACGAAATGGCATCTTTGCATTTTTCATTTAAAAAAATCTGAATATTAAACGTGTTTTTCACTTTTACCTGATTTATTTTCTGGATCTGAATATTTTGAACAGGCGAATTTTGTATGATGTCAAACAATTCCGTATTTTTCTCAAGTAATTCAGTATTTTTAAAAATCAATGTTTTGACAACTTCTTTTAAATCTTCCGATGGAAGAAACTTGCAATTTTTTTTATGTCTAAAAAGTCCTGACGGATATGCGTAAGATTTTCCACATTCGCAATCTGTTTTTGGATTTCTCGTCTTCTCCTTTTCTCTCCCTTTTTGTATCATTTTTGTATCATTGTGTTTTATCGTCTGACAATGTTTTGTATATTTTGTTTTGTCTGATGTAAAATAGTAACAACATTCGCAATGATATTTGCTCTCTCCCTTTTTCTCCCTTTTTGTATCCATTTGTATCATTTTCAAAAAATCTGTTTATGTTTTTTTCAAAAATCCAAAATTTCCGAAAATTTTATGATAACAACTTTTTATTGGAACAAAAAAAAGTTCCTAGGTTTAGGTAATAATCATTTTTTGAAAAAAATTTGGGGATTTTTGGATGACTGGGGATTTTTGGACATCCATTGGTTGTCCATTTTCAAAATCTTCAAAATACTTTCCAAAAATTTTATTTTGAAAGAATCTTATACTGTTTATATATGGAAAGTTATAACTATTTTGTCAGGGAAGTCCCTGTAGACTATTTGGGAATTTGCAGCAATTTCTTTGCATTATTAGCACGAGGTAGCAGGTTCGAACCCTGTCAAGGACATAAGTCCTTGTAGCTCATTTGGTAGAGCGCGTATCCGGTTCCCAGTATTTTTTGCAAGACCTTTCATATCGTAATTTTACGAAATATTTTATCGTTTCTTTGTTCTCGGCTTTCTGCCTTTTCTTCGTTTTGTTATTCTCACACCTAACCCCACGTTCGGAGAACCCTTTGTTTTGGCGACAGTAATTAGTTTACGCGTTTCGTGTTTTTTATGAACAATCTTGCTTACATCTTGCAATTTAGCCATATTTTCGTTAACCAATTTTATAATAAGATCACTACTAAAGGGAATTTTTCTCTTTAGTAAACTACTCCGATGTGCTAAATATTTTGCAAGTACAATTATAATTTTTCCTTCATCACTATTTCCGTCTCTACCTACCCCAATATTTAAAACAGGGATTAATCTATCAAAAGAGAGTAAACTATCCTCTGGAAATACAAAATTTCCAAATCTTAATAATTCTCTAATTGTCTCTATGAAATGTCTTTGATTGGCAATAAATACATCAGAACGTTTCTGAATCTGCTCTAAATGGGTAATTACGTAATTTTGTAAAGTGGGGTCTTCCCCGGTTTTGTGTATATCTTTTTCAAGTTCTCCTAATAGTTTATATCTCCTTTTGTCCTTTTCAATTTTTCCATTTTTTATTCGCGCCTCGAGGTTTAATAATAATTTTAATCTGTGTTTATCCTTTTTATCCTTTCCAGCTATTGCTCTTTTAATTACATCGACATTAATTAACTCATTAATATCTTCTTTTAAATAATCCAACGACGGCAATGGTGCCAAAGTTATTGTATTTCCAGTTATAATTCCGGATACTTGGTCTGCCAGAGGTATAAGTGGATTCCAATTCATCTCTATTTTTTTTTGTTCACCAACCTCTATAGTTCTTACTGTTTTTTTTTCCAAGAATTTTTCTTCTGTTAATTTGTTAAAACCGATATCTAACACACCATTTTTAAAATATCCAGAAACAGGTATTTCATCTATTATAATTTTTGATTTTATTTTAACATCCACGCTTATCAACGGAACAATAAAAAATGGAAGATATCTGCACGACAAAATACGTTCCTGACGTCGAGAGTCATACTCCAACCGCACTTTTTTATTACCAAAAGTAACATTTGATCCAATGGCAAATCTAAAATAATGATTATTTTCCATATAAAATGTCATAAATACACAAAGTAATATAATTAAATCATTGAATCTGTTTTTATCGTATTTTTTATAATAGAATAATTTGTAATCTAAATCTGCTGTATGATGAATGTCTTCTGGCAAATAATGGCGAAATGAATCTCCTCCACTACTTTCTAATCTTGCACGCGTAATCGTAGTATCATAAATAGTTGTAAATAAATTCATTAAAAGTCTAAAACTTGGGAAATTGGGGTCATTTGCACCACCATTATTATCTATTATCTGATCATTCAATCGAGCAAGATACTCTTCATAAGGAATAGATATACCAGAATTATCAGGTTCAACTCTGCAAGAATATTTTGCAAAAAGCTTTTCAATGACATCTCGTTGCTGTCCTCTGTAAAAATATTTAATTAACCGTTTTTCAGGTTTAGTCCTTAATATAAGGCTTTGATCCATTCGTTTTGTAAAAATTTGATTATATAAATTAAAGAAAATACCTCTTTCTATCGTTTCATCTGTTTTCGGTCCAAAATCAGTTTCTTCTACCCAATACTCATCCCAAGACTCATTCCAAAGACTATTAAAATTGGAAAATATATCAGGTAAAAATGGTTTTAACATATCTTCTCGAACTTTATCTATAGATAACCCTTTTTCCTTTGTTCTATCTCTTGTCATCAAAGAGGTTATGAAATATAACCCAAATTTATTAACATAATTATTGTTCCCAACAAAAAAATCCTCAATTAAATCTGTTCTCACAGGGGTTGCCCCAAACTCAAAATAAAATATACTTCTGGATTCGGTATCAGGAACCAACAAATTGATATCATCTTTCAAATCACTAAATTTTCTTACTAACATTATATGATATTTATATCCATATACAATAGTACCATCTCCGGCTTCGGTGTCAACTACAAATGATATTTTATAGTTTGGGCTAAAAATATCCCCTTTTTTATCTTTTTTTAAATCACCCAATATATAATGTCTTTTACCCGAACAAGCTTTTTCTATTCTACCGGCATCTTCGTCTAAAACCATACCAGGAATACCAAACTTTTGCTGAAATGTTTGATACCAATGATTCCAAGGAAATGGTTTAATGCCTATTTTATCATTCTTTAATTTTGTTTTATCTTTTCGGTGTTGTGTAGCCAAATACTCTGTAATTGTCTCCTGTGAAACACATTCACATAAATAATTAAATCTTGCTTTTATAAATTCATATAAAAATTCTATGTTTTGAGTACAAAAATCTAAATGTTCTTGTCTAGGTTCATCCATAAATGCAACAACATCATAATTACCTGATATTGTACATATGTCTTGAAGCCCAGTTAGAGGAATTCTAGAAAAATTCTCTCTCCACGCATTTCCACCGTATTTCAATAAAACAGTATCCTCGAATTTTTCTATATTTCGAATTACCATATCCACCATTTCTTCTATTTGTAAATCATCCATAAAATTCGAAAATCTTTCCCTAGTTTTAAATATTGGTAAATCTTTGCCGTCAGTTATTATCGCAAAAGCGTTTTCATCCAATTCATTCTGATGATCTATTTCAGCCATTTATAATATGAAAATATTTTATGTTTGAGTAATCTAATAAAATGATAATAAATAAGTAAACTGATTCAAATCTCCTAATATTTCATCTCTTATATTTAATAAATCACTGTCTTTCCCAAAGACATTATTTAAATTTATTAACTCCTTTTTCATATTTTCAATATATCTTTCCAGTTCTTTAATGGAAGAATAGTTGTATGCATTGATATGAAAAAGAGGTTGTTGGACACGGGACCCACTTTTTTTTCCGAGCATTACTTCCACAAACTTGTCGATATGTTCAT